CCAGGACCAGGTGAGGCAATTGATTTTTGGTTATTATTACCAGCAGGAATTCTAAAATGAGTTACAGAATCAACAATAACTTGTTTTCCAGCATTTGGTTGAATAATTAAATCTTGAACCTGTGTAGAAATTGTATTATCATCAAGTTTAAGTTCTTGACCAATAACTAAAGGAGTATTTTTAAAAGGACCTATTTGAACTTCTTCTGCATCGTTGAATGTAATAGGACCTACTGCAAGTTGAGACCAAGTAAGTTGAGCAGTTCCATTGTTTTGTGCTCCACTAGTATGTGTTGGTTCGCTTCCAACTGTTGCTGTAGTACCAGATGATGTTACTTCATATAAATTATTTCTATACTTGAGATATTGTCCAGTTGTTACAGGAGAGTTTGCTGTCCAAACTGTATATGATGGTATACCTAATTTTACAGAGGATAATTCTTTTACAGCATGAAACTCAAAAGATGTTGGTGTAAATCTAACTGTATTAACAGAATCATTATAGAACCATAATGTATTGTCATTTGCACCAGCTGTTAGTTCTGCTAGGATATAAGTATTACCATCAATATCACGAACACCACCAAGAGAAGACCAAGAAGTAGTTCCTGAGTTATATCCTTCGTATTGATTTGTATCTGTGTTATATCTGATAGCACCATCTTCTACTACCGCTGCACCTGGTCTATCTAATGTGGTTCCTTTTGGAATAACTAGGGATGTCAATCCTTCAACTTTTGCAACTCTTCCAACAGCAGGAGAAAGAACAAGATCACTTGTTCCTAAGGATGTTAATTTACCAGCATTAGTAATTTTTGTGAGGTCATTGACATTAAGTTCATTAGTGGTTTTTATTGCTCCAGATGTAGTAACATCTCCAGTAACTTTATTAACGTCAATTACACCAACTGTCAAATTAGAGTCAACAGTAATTGATGTTGCTGAAATATCTAAGTTGGTTGAATTAATTTGAGTGTCTACAGTTAAGACATTTGTAGACATTGTTTGACTAGCAGTTACAGTATTAACATTCAAAGAAGTTAAAGTAGCAGATGTTCCTGTAAAACTACTCGCTGTAAAATCTCCAGTTAAAACATTTGTTTTAATTGGTTCTGACTCAGCAACACCATTAACAGTTAATTGGAATCCAGATCCAAAAGTTTTTGGGTTATTTGCATCTATTGTAATTGTAGCTTCATTACCATCTTCGCTACCCATATTTGGGTGTACTTCACAATAATAATAAAGAGGTGTTGGTGTGGAAGCACTTACAGTGAATATTATATTATTAGATTCAGTTACGACACCATCTGTGTATGGAGCTCCAGCAAATTTAACATCTGATGTTCCTGAGGTTTCTACATTTGCTGATAATGTAATTACGTTACCATTAATAGCTTGAACTGTAACTCCAAATCCTATTGATCCTGTGCCACCTGATTCAAGACTAACAAGCATTCCTAATAGAATACCAGTATTAGAAGAAACTGTAATTTGATTACTAGCTGCTGTTAAAGTAACAGCAGATTTAACTACACTGTTGTGTATACCATTTGGATGAATAGATAACTTAAATGGATGACCACTATTTGAAGAATCTGATGTATTGAAACTATATTTACTACCAACGTAAAATGTTAGATCTGGAGTTAATACTTGTCCACTTCCAGTATTAAGAAAATATTTATTTTTATCATTGACAGTATTTGTTGTATATCCTACGGTTGGAGCAGCACTTCTTACTAAACTGTCACCATTTGAAACTCCTGCTGGTTCTGTAATTAAGTAAGAAAGATTACCACCAGATTCAACAACTTTATAAATGGCAATTGCTAAACCACCAGTAGTTACTGTATCAATGGTTAGTGTAATATTGTCAGCAGGAGAAGATCCACCAACTAAATTACCTGCAATTGTAATTGGATCAGCTGCTGTATAGAAAGCACCTCCAGAATTGATAGTGACAGAAGAAACTGCTCCATCAAAACCTCTTGCTACATCAAATGTAGCACCAGATCCTGTTCCACCTGTTCCAGCTACTGCTGTATATGTGTTGTTTGCCTCTCCAGCAATAGTTGTTTCAGCAGTTACTGATAGAGTTGATGCTACTCCACCAGGTGTTTGTAGAGTATCAGATGTGGTAAATGTTCCAGCAGCAATAGTACCAGTAAAAGTAATTACAGAAACTGGATTAACATAATTTACAATATTAATTGGATTTGTTAAATCAATTGGATTGACACTTAAAATATCACCTGCATCATATCCAATTCCAGAATTGTTTATGGTAACTGTTGAGATAAAACCAATATTACCTAATGTGAAAGAAAAATTAGAACCAGATCCAACACTATCAAAAGATGGATTTACTCCTAATACATCTCCTGTTGCATAACCATTACCTGCATCAAAAATAGTACATGTAGTAACTTTGCCAGGAAAAGTATCTACAGTTACAGCAAAATTAATACCAGAACCAACACCATCAAAAGCGGGATCTACTGATAATACATCTCCGTTTGTATAACCAGAACCAGGATCAGACAATGTAACTGCAGTGATTGCTCCATTACCAACAGAAAATCCTATTTCTGCTCCAGATCCATTACCACCTGTCAAAGGAATAGCACTATAAAAACCATCAGCGTAACCACTACCACCATTAGTCAATGAAATTTCAGTATCATCAACTGTAATTGAAACTGTTAAACCAGATCCATTACCACCAGTTAAAGCAACACCGTTATATTGTCCTGGTTCATATCCAGAACCACCATTTGTAAGAGTTCCCTCAGCTCCAGTTACTGTAATATCACCTGTACCAAACTGACCAGAACCACCTGTAAAAGTTACATCACTATAAGAACCTGCATCATAATTTTGCCCACCAGCAGTGATTGTAGTTTGACTAGTTATTAATTCTTTTTTTACTAATTTGTAATCGTTATACCATTTACCTCCTTCAAGAGATAAATCTAATACATTTTTTTCTCCAGCTACAAATCCTAATACACCTAAACTAGTTCTATACACACCGAGTTTAGGTTCATTAACAAATCCAAGTGATGGAGCAACTCTTGTACCATCACCAAGTTTTAAATTACCTGTAGAAAGATCACTTCCTCCTTGAGCAATGTTAAAAATCTGATCACCAATTTGGTTAATCTTCTGCCTCTGACGTTCAAAGGTATCAGTTTTTGCTACATTAATTGCTGGCATTTTTAATTAACTCTCTAAGTAAAGATTTGATCTCAGAAACTTCATTCTTCAACATATTTATGTCGTCCAACGCGGAACTAAGCTGTTTTGACTTACGTCTTGCAACTATAGCAGAATCATCCAAATTGATTATGGCACCAGTGTTCTTATCTCTTACAAGACCATCATGCCCTTTAACTTTGATAAAGTCCATACGCGGAAGTTAGAATGCAGCAACAGCACGTATATCTTGAATCTTAGGAGCAAATGCAGGATCAACACCAAGCATCACAACTTTGATAGCAAATGATGAGTATTCTTCAATATCAGATACACTATATTTGAGATCTTGATAAGAAGATTGTTTTTCAACAACACTTGATATGGTATTTTCTGTAGTTGCTAATTCTAAAGTATCAGGTTGTCCATTACCATTAAATAATACCCAATCAATATCCTCAAAATTTTCTTGACTAGATGCTTTCTTAAATTTGTAAAGAACTTGAATATTAGAAATATCTTTGACATTCGCCATTAGATGTACATCAATAGCAGTTGCTGGACTACTAATAACAACTTCCTTAGTTACATACTTAGCTACTGCTGAACCATTTTTAGAAGTATTCTCTGCAACAAAATCAACACCGTTAGTATAAGTAATTTTACCTACTTCTAAATAATTTGCTTCTTCATCTGGTTGATTAGGATATTTGATAAAGTCTCCTACACGGAAGATGTCTGCAATCTGATCACCAACAACAGCATTTCTATTGTACAATGCATTATCAATAATTCTATCAGTATAGCTATCATTGATTGGATTGACATCAACTCTAGCAGTTAATTCTTGAGTCTGAGAATTCCAGATAACTGCTTTACCAGTAATAATATTGTCATATGTCTCAAGAATTACAGATGGATTTCTCGCTACAATAGTAGCACCATCGTCAATAGATGCTAATACCTGTGATGGATTAGAATCAACAGTAACACTAGTTAAAGAAGATTGATTTCCAAGATTTACAGTTTCTCCTTTCTGGAAGAATTGACTTGTCTTAACTCTTACATAAACAACATTACCATTAACTCTTGCAATAGTTCCAGTTGTTTTAGAGGTTTGTCCTTCAATTGTTTGATCAGCTTGTATTTGTGTTCCACCGTTACCAGCAAGTTGAAACTGATAAACTGGGAAGAACTCAACTATCTGATCTCTTCTACCAAATCTGTTCTCCTCTCCTTTTGCATTTTCAATTCTATTACTTACTGTCTTAACAGAGGAACTAGAAAGATCAATTATTGGAGAAAGATTACTAGATGTAGAAGATAGTTGCATTTTGTAAGTTAGAGATCTTTGTAAGTTGTTTAAAGTTTCATTGATCTCAGAAGCAATCATCTTCTGGTTTGTGAAGTAGTGTGGTTCATTTAAGAATGTTCTCTCATATTCTTCTTGTGAATATGAAACATAGTTTGTTGTAGAAGAATCTACAGGAACTACATTTGTAGTTTTCACAGAAACATCTAATGTTGTTCCTGTAAATGTTAAATAATGAATTTGAGGATATAAAGTTTCAAATTTTCTGTTATGACTGGCATACACAGAAGTTCCACCACCAAGAGAGTTTCCTGCAGCTTGAGATGGTGAAAGAATATTGTAAGAATCAATACCAGAATTAGTTACTTTAAATAGATTACTATTAATAGTGGAAGCAGTAATACCTCCAGTCTCAACAGCAGTTCTATAGAAGACATATGACTTACCACTATCTTCAAAACCATGATCTCTATGATTTACTTTAATAACAGAGTTATTATTCTTGAATAGTACAGATGTACTAGCAGAATTGGAGCTTGCATTTGTTTCAATTGGATTTGCATCTAGAAGTTCATAACCAAGATTAGTATTCTTAAGAAGAAGTTCTGCAGGTCTTGTTGTATTAAATTCTGCTCTGTAAAGAGTAAACTTAAGATCTTCAAATATATCTTCTGTCCAACTCTCAGTATTTTGTGATCGGTAAACCGAACCTAATGATGGTTGAGTTGTGATAACCGTACTTGTGGCGATATCAGTTTCACCAAGTTTAGAAACCCAAAGTTCATAATCAGTAGAATCAGTCTCTACCACCAATGCATATTCAGTATCGTTCTGTAAATAAACAGGATAATCAAATGCGAAATGTGTAGGTGTTGTAGAGTTTGTTACCTCTCCTGCATCAACCGCTACACCCATCCTAACTGCTGGTGTATCTATTTCTATAAAGGTTTGTATTTCACACCCTCCAGCACCATTTCCGACGCCTTTGACAACAACTGATGGTGCTTCTGTATATCCAAATCCACTAAGTGATATCTCAGCATTGTATATTTGACCATTAGAAACTTCTATGCTTGCTGTAGCAGTAGATCCACCAGGCAGTTGTGGACTTTCAACAGTAAGAATCGCACTATCATAATTCTGACCAGTGTTAGTAATTCTCATCTTAGAAACTTTACCACTATCTTTTGCAATAGAAAGAACAAGATCAGTATTGTTCAATGCGTTTGTTTCTGTAACAGATGGAATAATTAAATCCTCATTTTGTACAAAAGATTTACCATTGTGGTTACTAAGAACAATGGTATATACTTGTTCGTTAGTTAAACTATATCTACCAGATGCAGTAGCTACCAATTCTACATTGTTTTTATCAAAAATTTTAAGAATAGGACCTGAAGCAGAAGAAGATGCACCAGTTACATTTTCTCCTTTGAGAACTGACACATTTCCACTAGCAAAACATTTAAGGAAAGTATTTGGAGAAAGAGTTTTTTCAGAACCAGGCACAATGTTCTTAGCAGGTTTTTCTGCATCAACATTAGAGATGTAAGTTTTGACTGGAATATTCGTGCTTTTTTTACTGAAGAAAAGATCAACACCTGTTATAAAACATCCACCATCTAAATTTTCTACCTTAAATGTTTGTGCAAGAGGATTAGGTCTTATAGGATTATCAGTATTACTTTCAATTAACTGAATACCTTCATTTGATTTAAAGTAAGATGGTTTTGTAGATACAATGCTTGATGGATTTTCTGGTAAAATACCAGTAGCATAGTACTTAACTTCTGTATAACTATCAACTTCCTCTTTTGGTGCATTAGTTGCACTAGATGTAAATCTAAATGTCAATATACCAGAAGTAATTGATACTTCTTCAGCAGAGGTATCATATGGTAAAGTATCTACATCACCAGTCCAAGTTGCATTTTCAGATGGTGGTAGACCAGCAGGAACAATAATTAATCCACTAGCATTACCATACTCATCAGTAGTTATTTCACCATTAAATGCTGATAATGAGTTTCCAGCAATACCAGTAAATCTTAAATCAGGATTAACCCAACGACCAATATCTCTTCCTTCTAAGAAAACATACATCTTTGTATTAGGTTTCATTCTCTTGATCACGTATTTTATAGGAATACTTCTAGCGAAGAAGGCTAAAGAAGTTGAAACTAAACTTTCACCCACACTCTTAGTTTGAACTCCTTTTCCTACCTCATTATTTTGAGGACTAATATTTGAAGAACTTGCTACAGATGCACTAGCAACAGAAGTTATAGCTTGTTGTGTATTAACTTGACCTAAAGAATTAATTGTAGTAAAAGATGTAGATGTCCCAACCCAGTTAACTACAAAAGAATTAAACAAACTTGAAAAACTTTCCTTTACATTTTCTTTCGCTAAGAATATGTTGAATAGATCTGTGTTGGTATCTACTACCAATGGTTCTTCAGATTGATCATACCAATGATCAATAGATGGAGATATTTCTCCATCACCAACATATTGCAATACAACAAATGGATTTGGATTTAAAGTCTTAGATGCAAAATCATTACCAAGTAAATTTAATGGTGAATATGGCAATGTTACCATGTGACCTGATTTTTGATATCCAGAAACTGCTCTTTGATCTTCTCTATTATTAACCTCTTCTAAATTTACAGAATCTTCTTTTGCTTGAGGACGTAGGACACTTTGTTGACTGTCCACTGAACATCTGTAATCAAGAGATTGTAGGTTACCAACTTTATGTGCTTCAAAATTATCAACAAAGAATCCAGACTTGAATCTGTCTAAACCAATCTCGTCCTTAACTTGCATGTTAAGTGCTTGCTGTTCTAGTATGCTAAGTGTGGTGTAGTATTCTAATCTTTCAATACGTTTCTCTAACTTACCAATATCACGCATTGTATAACGACGATTGTCTACTGGTGTGACTCTTACATCTTTAGTTGTTTTTGTAAATGCGGGGATATATGCATAGAAAAGAGGTACAGCATCATCAATAGGATCTGGTTTAGATGGGTTAAGAGATGAGTTACCTTCTTTAACTATAAACTGACCTTTTTTATCTAAGAAAATACCATCAATACGATCTAAGTATTGAATCTGACTAAACGAAAATGTATATTCTAAGTTTAAATCAGGAGCTGGTGTGCTTGCAACAATAGCACCAGCACCAGCAAAAGATCCAGCAGTGGTCTCAAGAGATGCAATATTAAGGAAACCTGGTATAATAGCATCGCTATCTACCTTAGGTCTAAAATCAATTACGTTTTTAAGTTCTAAATTTCCATGAACTGATGAGTTGAAAGATGGAATTTCATCTTCTGGAACACCTGCATCATGTAGATAACTGTCTATAGTAACAAAATCACCTTGAGATTGTTCAAAGTAATCAAATGCAATCAGTAGTTGACCAACTGCAGGTTCAAATCCTGGTTTAAGAACAATTCTAGAAACATCATATAATGTATCTCTCTGACCATTGTCAAATGAATATCTAGCAGTAACATCAGTTCCAGAAATTAAATTACCAGCAGAGTCTACATTAGGTGCTTGAGAAGAAGTTCCTTCATAGATATATTTTAATTTAAACGCATCAGAATATGATAGAATTTCCACAACTTCATTATCATAATCTTGTCCTCTAAATGGAACTATACGATCACCAGCAGAAGCAACTACAATTCTTTTGTTTCTAATAGCAGTTTTAAGTCTTGGTTTTGCATTTGTTACCTCAAGAGTAGCAGTGAGTTTTAGTTTAGGGAATGTTCCATTAGTAGGAATAGTTCCAAAATAACTTGATGGTAACTGTAAACTAATACTACCAGATGTAAGACCACTTGCAGTATCTGTAGCGGATGTAATTTCCACTGCATCATCTGAAACATAAACAATATCTCCTTTTACAATATCAGGTGCATCGCCAGAATCTAGTACAGTAATAATAAAGTTGCTTTCACTAAACGCGGCAAATCTCTGTGTACCAAATGGTAACTGTGCAGCAAATGTAATTGTACCACCGCCAGAAGATGCAGTAGTTACAAAATCTCTACGGAAATAATATTTAATTTTAGTATCATCTCCACCAACAGAAATTTGAGATACTTGTTTACTACCAGTTGGGAATAGTAATGTACCAGAGTTAGTATTACTTACTTTTGGACGCAAACGTACAATACTTGTATTTGTAACATCACCAGGCAAAGCTGTATCTAGATAAACTCTAGATTTAGAAGATCCTTCTTGTTTTGTTGAAAATTGTACAATAGCACGAACTAAATTGTTACTATCATCAGAAAATTGTACAAGATCTCCTTGCTGTAGTAATACAGAAGCATCAGCACTAAAACTAGTAGATTCTATAAAATTAGATCCTTTAGATCCAAAAAATGTATAGTTAGTTACTGCCTTGATTTCAGAAAAAGTTTGACTGTCTACAACAACATCAGCAGAAAAAGTATTGGAGTTTCCAGAACCATACTCACAACCAATAGATTTTACATTTTGTGGAGTATAAGTTGTAACAGAGTTTCTGAATAGAATTGGTACTACAGCAGCTGCTGAACTAGGAGCAGAAGCTCCATCAGGATTTTTTACAGTGATAGCAGGGGGTTGAGCATATTCAACATTTACTGCTTTTCTATTGATAATAGTTGCGTTGTAGATGTTACCTGCAACAGTTTTACCTATAGCAATTTTTGATGCATCAAATTCAAGACCATTTATCAATAGAGATACACCATCAGCATACCCTAAACCTCTATTCTGTACAACAAAATGAGAAATTGTATTGTCCTTTGCAATTTTTACAGTGTTGCCGTCTTCATCTCTAATTGTTTCACCAGATAAAAATTTACCAGATAAAGTTTTAACAAATAGAATTCTTCCTGTACTGTAAACACCAGCAGATGATCCTTCTACAACACCATATGCATTACTGTTAAGACCAAATACATATTTACCTTCATCAAATGCATTAGCACCTGCAGGAATAGATTCTAAGATAATTTTAGTAAAGAACTGTGGATCAAAATAAGAATAACCAAATGTAGAATTGTATGCAGCTGTTCCTGCTTCTAAACGACCTTTAGATAAAACAATATCTGAATCTGAATCAAATCCAGATCCTCTCTGTTGTAAAAATAAATTACTTGGTTTAGTTTTACCGATAATAGGAGTAACAATATCAGAGTAATCTACAATAAATCCAAACTCATTATTATTTGCAGCAGCATCAGCATTTGTTAGATAAATTTTTCTCTTATATTCTTGATCACCTAAATCATACTCCAAACATAATAATTCTAATTCAGCTTTATTTCCAAACACTGTCAATTCTAAAAATTGTACAGACTCAGATGAATTAATTAATGGTTTGTTTGATGTCGCAAAAGATAATGTTTTAAAAGATCCAATTGCAGTTGGAGATCCACCATCAGATCTAGTTTTAATGTAAAATAATTCACCAAACTGAGTCTGGAATGTGGAATCTGTTACTGCACCAATTAAAGTTGTAGTATTAGTAATTTGTAAAGTAATAGTTTTAATTCCATCATCAACACTAAAAATTTTACCTCTTCTATCAATGGTTTGTCTATGATCTGTTGATAACTCTGTATTGTTTAAACCAATAGATCCATCGTTAAATGTAGAATATAAGAATACATCTGGATATGCAGTTAGTTCAGATCCCTCTTTATTCAAAGGAACACTACCAAACATGTTGGTAATACTGTATGTTGGTAGACCTTTACTCTTTAGATTTACATTATCACTAGAAAGACTCTCTCTTGCCTTATTAATTTCTAGATACTTAGTTTCTTTATTAACTATTTCATAACCCTTAATATATGCTTTACCAGGACCAATACTGGCAATCATTTTTCTTGCTGCTTCTGAAGCACTCTTTCCATTATATAAACCAAATTCATCAATACCAAAAATACCTCTATTACCATCTTTCTGTGCAAACTCTCTAATATCTACAGAGAAGTTATCTACAACATAATCACCAGACTCATCAAATGTTCTACGAGCAAGTGTTTGTTCTAATACACTAAAATCTGTAGATGAAATTTTACTTTGTACTTGTCCTCTTGAAACTGTAAGTAACTGAATAAAGTTTTTATCTGTGATTGCATTAAGAGC